TCTTCTGCATCTATTGCGGCTTGTAAGGCAGCTTCCATATCAAGATCTTCAAAGTCTCCAATGTCAGGGTCAGACTCTTTAAGGTATGGTAAATCAACATCTCTATGTACTACCACAGGGTAATTATCTTCAAGTTCCTTTAAAGATTTGTTTAAGTCAGTTACATAAGTTCTGTAAAACCTATCACCTTTATCTTTCTTAAGCTCCCTACCTCTAGCCATAGCTATACGCTCTGCTGGTGGGATAACAATCTTATCTACACCCTGCTGTGCTGCTTTAGCTATAAGAACTTTAAGTGCTTCATCTACAGCTTGCTTATTCTTTCGTATTGGTGGTAGCCCTACGCTTAAGGTGCCTTTAGCTCCAGATTCTTCATATTTTTCTCTTAATCTCTGTAAGTCGTTTAGGTCTAATTCTTTACTAAGGCCTTTTTCTTTTATTTTTTTTAGTAGTACCTCATTATAATCATCTATAAAATCCTCATATTTGTGCATTAGAATGTCGTGATCAATCTCACTACCCTTTACAGACTCATAAAAAGTATCTAAAAAATTTTCAAAAGTAGGGTCGTCTAAGTCTAAAGATATATTGGTATAAGTTTTTCCACCTGGTGCATCATTAACTACAGAAACACCTGGAACTTTACGTTTTAGTCTACTAAGAATACTCCAAATCTCATCAGAATTTGTATTTTGACTTTTGATATAGTCTTTAAGTTCTTCAAAAGTTGTGTAACCTTTATCTAAAATCTTATTAGTAAAAACAGTTTCTGTTTCAGGGCTAAAAAATGGGTTAGAGCTAAATGATTCTAACTGGATAGGAAGTTCTGGAGAATATATACTTTCTTCATCTAACTCTTTAAAAATCTTTTGGATGTCAGTAGAAATATCTCCATAAGCTTCTTGATATTTAACAGGACTTTCGAAATCATACTCCTTAATAGCCTCAGAAAAAGCTGCGTCAAAAGGACTTTTAGGTTTTACGTAACCCTTAGTAAGAAGGTCAGATTGAATTTCTTCTACAAGTAAAAAGTTATTATCGTCAATTATGGTATCAAAGGCTACTAGGTCTCTGTCAGGTAGGGGGTTACTATTTAAAATAGATCCCCTAACATGGACTAGAGTTTCGTCTTGATAATGTTGAGAATGAGCTTTAAATTTCTTGCCAGGATACCCAATAGTTACATCTATAGGTATATCAAAGTAGTCAATTTCAGTTCCACCTACAAAACCTGCATCTTTGCCTTGTCGTTGATACCGCTCAAACTGTTTTATTCTTGCCGGAGAAATATTTGCAACTGACCTAAAAGTTCCTTTAGTGTTTGCATTTACACCTAAAGTTCTAAGTAACTCATCTTTAGTGTACCTTCTAGAAGGTTCTATAACACTTTCTTGCAAAGAAGTTTCTGGAATAGATGGGTTCTTTTTTACTCGGTTTAAAAACTCTGAACCTAGTAAACCTTTTTTAGGAATATCTAAAGTCTCTGCAAACTCTACAACAGGCTCTCTAAACATTAAAAGGCCCATATTATAAATGTCTAAAACTTTATCGTTTGTATCTTCCTCATTTACATAGACATAAGATGATAAAGGATCTTCACGTTTTTGGTAAGTAGGGGGAGTAGCACCAACAAAGCTTCTAACCATCGTAGGATCATACTCTGTCTTTAACTTTTGTGCTACTTGTTTAGATCCTGCAAGAAATGCATCAGCTGCATCATCAAGTTGAGTTATGCTCTTAGCACCTGCAGCTCCACCGAAGGCTTCTGGCATAGAGTAAAGATCCCTAGCCATACGTTTTTCTAGTTGCTCTGTTGGCATAACTTGAGCTACAGAACCTACAGCATATTTAAATGCAGTATCAGCTAAACCTAAACCTGCAAGCCCTGTGTCTTTGAGATAGTCTACAGCACGTTTGTATGCAGTAAAGATAGCAGGATCATCAGGGTCTACATCAATTTTACCTGCATCCATAAACCTATCTTTGGTTTCTTGAAAGGAGTCAGCTGCAAAACTTCTACCAGTAAAGTCGTCAGGTTTATACTGAGAGTAATCTTCTGGACGAATATCATCATCAGCAGATGGTAGCATAAGATCCATCTGAGCTGAGACATCACCACCCTCATTATATTTTCTGCTTTCAGAGGGTATAAAGCTTGCACCATAAGTATCTGCGTCAAAGTACCTAAAGATAGAGTTATCACCTTTTTGGTCTTTTATAATCTTAGCAGCATCCCCATCATAAGTAACTCTTCTTACACCTACAATATCTTTAAGACTTCTAGGTACAATATTAACTAATTCACCTAAACTTTTTCCGCTCCTTTGATTACCACCTAGCATATTTACATATTCACCGTCTCTTTCTCCGGTGTAAAAACCTACATGAGTTACTTTACCAAGTTCAGGTACTCCAAACAAAAGAATGTCACCCTCTTGCATGTCATCAAAACTTATCTCTTGTCCGTAGTTTGTATATTCTTGTGCCCTTAATCTTCTGTACCTGTCACCTTTACCTAAGGTATCTGCACCCATTTCTGTAAGAATATGATTTACAAAAGCTGCACACCAGTATACTCCCGCTTTAGTTACGTCTTGATTGGGGTCAAAAACACCTAATGCTTGAGTTATAAACTTAGTAATTGTAGGTAAATTTTTAGGTTCTAATTCTCTTAAGTTACTTTTAGTTCCACGATAACCGTCAAACTCTTCTCCACCTTCTTCTTTTGAAATGTAATCTAGTTCAATAGCTTTTTTAACTGCAGATTGATATAATTTACCTACTTTTTGTTCTAACTCTTTAGGTCTAACTTTAGGTCTAATTGAGCTTAAAGGATCTTTTAATTGATTTAAGTCCTCAGTAATTTCTTCTGCAAGGTTTTCTGTTTCTGGTGTTTCAAGCAATGTAGATATTTTTGCTTCATCTCTTACATCAGCACGTTTTTCATCTTGAAGTAAATTAAACTCTTCTTTAACTTTTGCTTGACGAGTTATTTCCTCTTGTTGACGCATAGAAGCATCAGGAGTATAAGGTCTTCCAGTAGTAGGATCTATAATAGCTGGATCACCAGAGGTAGGCATACCCATCATTTGTCTGGTCTGCTCGTTTATAGACTGCTCAGGCATTAACTTTATCCCTCAACTTTAATAATGATCTTAGTGCACGTATCTCACCTTGTAGCCTGTAGATCTCATCAATCTCTCTAGACTGTTCTAGTGTTACATGTGTAAAGGCGATCCGTTCAGCAATCTCTTCGATAAACGGAGTGTATAACTCTGGGTTATTTACAAAAGGCTTTAGTGTATTGTTCACGACTAGTTTCATTGTACCTGTTGATTACCTGAGAAGCCCTGTTCTCCTGGTGTAGGAGCTGTCCCAGTACCTATGGTGCCACCCCCGCTACCTTGAGTATCCTGTACCTGTGCGCCAGCAGGAGCGCCCTGAGGACCAGCTGGAGGTGCTACTCCTGGTTCTGGTGCTGGTGGTGGGTTAGCTGCTTGGAACTCTTTTAGGATCTCAGCTTGTACTGCTGCCTGTGCCATGTTATTGCCAACCTTATCAGGATCAAGATCCATAGACTTAGCAATCTCACGTACAATATAATCCATACGTGCAAACGGTGCTAATGCAGGATTCTGTACAACTTGCAGGAACTGCATCAGGCGTTGGCTACGTACTTCATTAGCCATAAGACTTTCAGTGCCACGAGCTTTTACTTCAAGGTCACCTTTAATATCTGAGTCAAAGTTAAACTGCATATTAAAGTTAAAGAAGGCTTTGCCTAGTGGTCCAAGTAAGTAGTCATCTATGTTCTTGACAACATTTCGTATACTGCCGTTAGCTGCAGACATAAGCATACTAATGCCAGAAGCAGTCCTTCCTACTCCTGATACTCCAGTTTGTCCGTGTGCAAAAGATGGGAATCCAGTTGACTCATCTGCTAAGACTCTTGCTTTGTCAAACATTTGCATGTTCTCGTTAGATACGTTAGGGAACTTGGTGCCGAACACGGCTTGACCAGGTGCCCCTCCCTGTCTCCTAAACACCTTCCCTGGATACACGGAGAGGTCTTGCCCTGGGACGAGATTTGTCTCGTCAACCTCAATAAGTAGGTTACCCGATAGTGCAGCATTATCTACTGCCATACGCATAAACCCATTCATTAGGGTTTGGGTATCATCCATATTCTCTGCAATACCTACACCAAAGATACTGTAAGGGTTCATCTCATAAGGTGCAGCAAAGTATGGAATGTAGGAAGGAGTAAACGGGTTCATCACTAAACGTAGAACTTGTCCGTTACAGATCCAGATGTTGACACTGAGTTGCTCTGCATCTTTAAGCTCACTAGGAATATCTACATCCTGTTCCTCTAGGATAGAGGTATCTACAAAGCCCCAGAACTCAAGGACTTCAAAGCGTTCTGCTTGTTCCTGCTCTCCATTATCTTCCATAACTTGTTCCCACCACTCTTTGTTGTAGGACTCACCAAGTTTTAGAGCATTGCTAATAGCATTCTCACGGAAGTATGGGCGATTCTTTAGACCACGTACTTGTGAACGAGACATCTTGTGACGTTCTACAACGTACTCTGCCTCTTCCATAGTAGCAGCATCTGGATCAGGATAGAAGTTCCATATAGATACAGAGCTAGTCTGTGGGACAGTCTTAAACATTGGAGAGTAATTACCCTCTTCATCCCAGTTAGCATACTCTTTATCTACAGCAAATGGACCTTTCATAATGCCAGTACCAAAAAGAGCTGACTCAAAAGCTGCAGCACGGAGGTGCTTCTTTGCGTGAGACTCTTCTAGTTGGTCGTGTATCTTCTTCTCCATCTTCTTTGCAGACTCATCTGCAGGGTGAAACTGAGGAGAAGTAGGAGTCTTAGCTGCACCAGGTTTTAGGTAATCCATTACTGGATCAAGATTTTTTTCCATACCTGCAAGACGTTCTTTAAGATCTTGAGTTGTTTCACCAGGAAGTAGATCAGGTAATGACTCTTGAGCTTTACGTTGATCTGGGTTAGTTTCAAAGCTTACTGTTTCTTCTACACCGTCTGGTAGTATAGAAGGGTCAATAGTGATAGGAAACTTATTACCACCAAACAAGACTTCAGCAATCTGACCGTAAGCAGCTAGTACTTTAGTCTTAGTAACCTTAACAAAGATATTAGATCGTTCAGTAGAAGTAAACTGTACATCAGGACCATAGATGCCACGGTAGTTACGGTAAGCTTGTACCCAACGCTCTTCATCAACTTGACGTGCAGTCTCAGCTTTTGAGTATTTATCTTGTACAAAAGTTACAATTTGACCTGCTGCTGGGTCTGAGTAATCTTCTTTTTTAACATCATCAATAGACGAAGTTCCCTCCGTGTCCATGATCATGTCTTCAAAATCTTCTTCCATGTCTTATCCTTAATATCCAAAGGTTGCGTCTGAAGCTTGGAACCCTGTACTTTGACTACTTATATCAAAATCAAATAGATTACTTCGTGGCCTAGTCATTATACCGTACCTTAAGGCATCATACAAGTGGTCTTCTGCATGTGTATCTACATCTTCAGGATTATTCTTATCCAAAGGTATAGCAGGTATTTGGGAAATAGTATTAGTGCAATTATTAAAAAAGACCATTCTAGGTTCTTCGGTAAACTCATCTACCTGTAAGCGCCTATGTATCTCGTTCTTACCAGCTACACGAGAGCCTCTAGACCTATCTGAAGGTCTCCAGCGGCAACCCTTCATGATCATCTGTTCAGCCAGTGATGGCCCAGTATCACCACGATTATGCCATAAACTAGAATCCAAAACACCATAGCGTATCTTTTCACCATCTTCTGCTTCTAGTATCATATCCGCTAGATCGGTAGCAGTAACCTTAGAAACATACATCTCCCTATAAACAACTACTTGCTCAGAGGGAGTTACAGTAAACCAGAGTACACCTGTAGCAGATCCATAGCCATAGTCACAAGCTCTAAACTTTACCCAGCTGTTAGGTATATCGTAAGGTTCTATTACGTGTTCTTTACGATTAAACTCTGGGAAGGCTGCACCCTCATTAATATCCCAGTCACCTTCTAGTAGCTGCCTTCGCTGATGCTCAGGTAACGACAGAAGATTAGCCTCATACATGCCATCATCTGCTAGGTAAGGATTATCGAATAAGGTAGCAGGTATAAACCTACGTTTAAACAGTGGCTCACCTTCTCTACTATGACCTTTCGGCCAGCATATAACTTCACCACTATCTGTATCCGTTGCCCAAAATGCTTCACTGGGGGTGTTAGGATCAATAAAAGTCTTCTTGACCCACTGATGTCCTGGACCTCCAGGGTTGCTAGTAGCCCTCATGTAGAGCGGTAAGCCACTAGCTCTAGTTGTTCTAAGTCGTGACCTCATGTAGTTCCAAGGGTATGGAGTGGGCCACTGTGTAAGTTCGTCAAAGCCAATCCAGTTAAAGGCCTGACCTTGGTATCTCATAACGTCATCGTCACGGTCTAGGTAAGACATCCAGAGAGTTGCACCACTAGGAGCTACCCAAGTCTTATCCCGTTCCATGAACTTAATCCCAGGAATAGCTTTAGGGTAAAGCTGTTTAGATACTGAGATAAGTTCTCTAAGTTCTTCTGTACTCCTACGTACAAGGAGCATCCTAGCATTAGGATTGTTCAGATACCGCACAGGGTCAGCAATCATTGCATAGGACTTACCTCCACCTGCTGATCCACCGTAAAGTACTTCTTGTTCTGTAGAAGCTAGGAAGTCTGTCTGTGGCCCCTCGTTG